ACCACTTTCGGTTTCGGTCTCAAATTTGATTCTTACTAAATAATACATAGCTTTTAATTTATAGGTTCTTCTACTTTAACATTGATTTAAGTTCTGTTAAAACTTCGTCATTTGTATGACCAGCTCTAACCATTTCATACATTTTATCCAGCATATCGACAGAAAGACTATCGCCCATTACTGCATCAATTTTTTTAATTGCTACAAACTCTCTGGGTCCAGTAACTGTTTCTAAACGTTCAATAAAATCCTTAGGGTCTGGAATAAAATATTTGTTGAATCCCATAATTATGATTTAATGTAATCGTATGTGCCTTTGATATTGGCGTTTAAGAATTTACCAAATGACTCAGCTTCGCATAGTTCAGAATAGACTGATTCGGAAACTCCAGCATAGGTATAGGTTGCACCACTTTTAAATTGAACATAAAGTTCATTTAGGGCTTGGTCGTAGCCAAATGCATCAATAGTTGATGACGTTACAGGGGTTAGTTCTACATTCATATTAATAAGTTATACTAATAATATACTAAGAATGCTTTGGTTTGTCTTTAAAAAATAAAAAATAAAGTCCAAAAAAGAATGCCGATAGGCAATAGAAAATAGCGTCCGTAATCCAATATGAACCGGTCCATTTCATTATTAATGCAAAGAGGGCATCGAATCCAAGAGGGTTGAAGAATGTAGCTAGGATCAGGATCCAAGTCCCCATGATCTTCTTCTGCTTGTTTTTTAATTTGGCAAATACTGTCACTATCCATGGTGTTGGGTATTTTCTCAGCAGAGGATAGACCGACTAATTGAATACGCTGAGGATTATTAAATCTTAGTTATTTATTAACTACCATTTAGGTTCAGGTAGTGGACACGATTCTCCTTTAGTTGCGGTCTTTGCAAAAATATAGCAACCACATTCTCCACATTGGCCGCTTGCTCCTAAGAATTTATCGCATTCATAGCAAATAGAAAGTCTTTCATTTCGAATATCGTCTCCAACAAATAAGTCGTCAAAAATTCCTTTAATTTGGGTTCGAACTTCTTTAGAGTTACAGTTCTTGCAATCGCTCATGGTCTAATGGAATATATTTTTCTAATAGAGTATTATACTGCTCTCGATACTTTAGAACAGCCAAGTCTTTGGCTTTAGCCTCTACCTCGATATCTAGAGTTAAGCCATATGGATTAATTTGCTCGTAGATATAATCTGCATGAGATCGGGCAATAACAGTAGAATCTTCGAATGTTTTCTTTGAGCTTGAATAGTGTGTTAATGGAGTACACGGCCAAGTTGAAGCTGCAAGGTTTAGAGCAGCCTCTTCTGTTAACCCACTTGTATTAAAACGGTGGTGGTGAAAGTCAAAGGTAATTGGAGTGCCAATCTTTGAAGTAATTAAATCAAATAAGTCTTGAACTGAATATTGTGTAGCCTTATCATCATTTTCTACAACAAGCCTGCTTTGTGCAGATTTGCTAAGCAGTTTGAAATTTTGACAAAAACGTGCAGCAGCAGATTCTTTATCGCCATAAGTTCCACCTACGTGAATATTAACTGGAAATCTGTGATCTGTTGGTAAACCCATTAGATCCATAATTTCAGAGTGTTGATTTAAATCTTTGATAGTTTTTGTAACAACGCTTGGCGTTGGTGATGGTAAAACATCAAATTGGCCAGGATGCATCGATAATCTTATATTATTTGCAAGTACAAATTTACCAATGGCTTGCATGTTTGGTAAAATTTCCTGAAAATTTGGAAGTTCCTGAATTTCATATTCTGACATCCATGGAAAAACATCGCTAGACATACGATAAACATAAATGTCATTTGATAGATTCCATTGCAAAATAGTTAGAATATCTTTGATATTTTGATGAGCCAACTCGCCACAATATTGAATACCCCTTTGTTGAAAGGTTTTCTTAATCATTCCACGATTTGCAGTAACCTTTCTATCTAAGGAAAGATTAATACAACAATATCCAAGTCGGGTTGTTTCATTTATCATATAACTAATATACTAAAGATTCTTCATTTTTGTGAGCCCTTCACACTTCTCAAATTCTTCCTTTTCTTCAAAATATTCAATCATTTCAGATAAAAGATCAGCTTTTTCTGCATCATCAAATGGAATATCATCGGGCCATTCAAAATTATTTGATGAAAGATGTTTATACATTTCTTCCATCATATCTAGATACATGCTTTCTAGAGCAGCTCTATAATCAATAACTCGCATTCTGATAATTATTTGTAGCTTTACGAATTACCTCAACCACATCGATTGCATCATCTAATCCATCATGTGTAACATGATTTTCAAGACCAATTCGCTCTTTGCATTTCCCAAGGCCTGGAAGAGATTGATCATTTTTCCAATCTGTGACTAATACGGCTGGATCAATAATACGATTTCTAATTTTAATCTTAGTATTCCAAGTTGGAATTAGGGTCTCTAACCAAACTTTATCAAATGCTGCAAAGTTTTTTCCAGCTGCATTAATAATTACTCGGTCTCCATCAACTTCACAACCATGAAATGCTGCCCAGTTTGCAAATGCCGTAGCAACCATTTGAGGAGTTAGGATATTGTGTTTTTTACGATAATCTCCACGTTCTTCTCTTGGAATTTTTTCCATTCCAGCAATAATCTCAATAAGATTCATGTTCATATTAATAGCATATGCTGAACCTGTATAGTGAGGGTGTTCAATTACACAATTAAATGTAGGCAACTCTGAAATTGGCTTAACGTCATTTGTGTCTTCAATTATTGCACCAATCTGTAAGATCTGACATGTTTGCGGATCTAACCCAGTTGTTTCTAAATCAATTGATATGTATTTCATTTCTTATAGTTTATAATATTATACTAATCTAAGATGTCCCATGGCAAATCAGTATCGTCAATTGGTCCTGATTTCTTTAGTGTACTTGGAGCATCTCCAAATAAGTCATTCATAATTTCATCATCAGTCATGTCTTGCTCATCTAAGATTTGATTAGATTTTGTAACATGAATTTGAGTTGCTTCAATCGTATTGAAGTATTTGATTTGGCCGCTAGGACTTTCCCATTTACGACCGGCTAATTTATAGCCAACTTGAATTTGATCTCCAGGATTTGCAAAATCTAACATTTCGCATTTTTCTTGGATTGCAACAAATGTTACATACTGTGGGTACTTATCATTAGTCCCGACTACAAATTCTCTCTTTTTGAATTTTGCTGATACAAACTGGGTATCATCTACGTTAATTAAGGTTCCGCTAAAGGTTGACATATTAAAAGTTTGGGTTTGTTATTTTTAAATCGTAATTGTTAAAGCCATCGAATAATTCTCTATCTGCCTGTAATCTGGCTTCGACTGTATGACCAGGCATAACTCGTTCTTCAAGTCTTTGTTTTCTAATTTCTTCTGAAATATCAAAAAATATTACAAATGATTTTGCTCTGTCCTTTTCTGCAAGATGGGCTAATCCGCTTGGAGTCATAATAAAAACATCATCATTATCAAATTGTTCAATTGAAGTTCCATAGGTCCATCCATTAAAATCGATAACTTCATAGAATTTACCTTCATCAATCATTGTTTGACACTCTTCTTTGCTTAAAAAGAAATAGTCGTGACCATCTACTTCGCCTGGTCTTGGAGGCCGAGTTGTATAACTCACTGCATATTTCATTCCACGTTCTTCTAAACGTTTTCTCATGAAATCTTTACCTGATGCACCAGGTCCTGCTAAAATAATTCTTGGCATGTATATGGTTCTTGTTTTTTCGTAAATTGCTTTAATAACTGGAAATCTTAAAGAGTTTTGACCGTGCTGATCAGTAGTTTCTTCAAAGTATTGAACAGTGATTGTTTTACCTATAATTTGATCAGGGTTTTTATAAAATTGTCGACGTTGCTCAATTGAAAAACCTGAACCTACTCTAACTTGATTTCCTTTATGTGTAATAAAAATATTACCTAGCATTTCTTCTTCAACTTCACGGCCATCTTCGATAACTCTGTGTGTTGAATTTTCAACGCCTTCTACAATGTATTCTGCATCCCAGAATTTTTTAACCTTAAGGATTTCATCACTACGCTTTCCAATATATTGCGTATCTTTTCTTAGCATTAAACCTTCCCAACCCTGAGCAGTTGAATTAGTAATTTCAGTTTGCAATTGATCTTCAGATTCAATTAAGGTTTGTTTTAGCAAAGAAGTATTATTTAAGTCAATTCCACTAAATAAAAGTGCAGCTATTGCAATACGATCCCTAAATTTTCTATCAGTTGAAGAAGTTTGACTATTAAATTCATCTAGAGTTAAACAGTCAAAAACTAAGTATTTTGGATTTTTGATCGTATGATTTTTTCTGCCGATTTCTTTAATAATTCCTTGGAAATCTTCTTGACCTTCTTTGTTCATCATGCAAACTTCACCATCAAGAACAGTATCAATTAGGTTTAGTTTTTTAATATCGGTTTTTAGTGTATCTAGAGTTAGGAACTCATTTCCGCCTCTAGAAAAGAATTTGACATCTCCATTTTCATCAATTATTGCAATACAGCGAACTCCATCTAGCTTACGGCTCATATACCAGCCATCTTCCAACTTGACCTTCTTTTTGGATTTATCATCATATGGTAGAGCTAGTGCAACATCAAAGGTTGGAATGGTTCCAGGTAAAACTGAGTTAATTAAGGTAGTTGTAGCACGAGTTTTTAGGTTGCGATCTAAGATACTATAGATCACTTCTGAGAACTCCAAATTCTTAGCTATAAATCCATTAACACAAGCAATTGCAGAGTTGCCAGTGACACGACGTTCATTCAGGTCGTCCAATAATTGGAACAAGTCATCGTAATTATCAAAGATAAGGTCCTGACGTTTCTTTAAGTTTGCTGGAGTAACATAGTATTGCTTAAATGGAGAGTATGTATACTCTAGAATCCTTCTAAGATATGGGCTATTAAATTGTTGAAGAACTGCTTTCTTATCATTAGTTGATGATGTTACGTTCATCGCTTCTATAAAGTCTTGGATATGTTTCAATGTATTCATATACTTATTATACAAAAAAGGAGACCAAAAAGGTCTCCTTTAGCTATATAAAAGACGCCAAATTAGGCGGGAGTTTCTTCAGTTTGCGGGGCCTCCACTGGAGTTTCTAAAGCTTTAATTGCTTTGTCTAACTCGTGAACTTTAGAGTAGGCACTGTTTAATTGAAAAGAAACTTTGAATAGTGCTTGTGCATTATGCAAACCTGTGAATTTTGCACGGTTTAAGAAATACAAACAAGATTCAATACATGCGGCTGGAAGTCTAACTGGACTTACTTCAGAGTTTTTACCTTCACCCTTATGGTTTTCAATTTCTCCCAACAACATGTTATGATTTTGTAGAATAACGAAAGCTTCGTTAGGTCCAGTAAATTCAACATTGTTTTTTAGGAAATTTCTCAACCACTTAAGATCGTCTTGAGTCATTGATGGAACATCAAAATGACCGCGTCTTTGTGTTTTAAGGCTTTCGATTTCGGATAATTCTTGTTGAGGCTCTTCTACCTCTGGAGTTGCATCAGTAAGTTGATCAACTTGTTCTAAAATTTGCTCGTCTTGAGTTACAGTTTCGTTTGACATAAATATCTTTGTTTTTGTTAAGATATTATACCAAACTCTATTCG